TCAATGCATCCCCCTTACTACTATCTCCGCAAGAACCCGCAACCGGGCCCTTACTATTTGCCAGTACCCGTGACCCCTCGTATCGGGGCTTCGGGACTATTGCCATGTGCATATACTTCCCGTCCGACACCTCGGACGTGTACGGGATTTCGTGCCAGATTCCGCCCGTGTCATCTTCGTCCGCGTCATACGCGCACGATACGGAATAGCCACTATCAAGCGCTTCTTGAGCCGCTTCGTCCCATACGGACATTTCGACCCATTGCCAGCCATCATCTCCCCAGTACGGTATGCCTGTTATGATTCCACTCGCGGGATTGGCAGAAAGGTCATCGAAATTGAACGCGGTTTTTTCGTCTGAATTGTCGTGCATTTCAGGGATGAAAATAACCGGCTTATTCCGAAAACTCGCGGCCATGCGATCCAGTGTCTCTTTCGAGACGAGGACCACACCCTGCTTTTTGTCTTCATACGACATAATTCCGGGTTCGATAAATCTGGTTTTATAAGATTTCGGCTCTGCCATTAGTATATAATCCGTTGTTTATCGGGATTTGTCAACGTGGGGCGATATATCGTAATACCTCATTCGCTACGCATTGACATTTTATGCCATTGCGTATATACTTTACTTATGTGGAACACAAACAATAGCCTTGATGAAAAAGACATAACAGAGTCATACGTGGCCGGAGAATCTTGCAAATCCCTTTCTTTAAGATTTGATGTTGATCGAAATGTAATAAACAGGATATTAAAAAAGCATAATATTAAAATCAGAAATAGAAGCGAAGGAATGTATACGCGAATGGGAAAAACCACGACAGAAGAACGTATTCTTTTAACAAATTCTGCTCATGATGCTGTTCGTGGCGTAAAAAGGCCTATTCAAGAATTAAGAGAGCGAGCGATACAACGTCAGTCCTCTGGCATTTACATTGGCAAAGGTGAAGACGAATTATATCAAATGCTTTTATCTCGCGGATTAAAACCAGTTAGACAATTCGCATATGAGCAATTCAATATTGATTTTTCTTTTCAACCTATAGCAGTTGAATTGCTCTTTCACACGGCAAGCCCGTTAACAAGAAAGCTAGACAGAAATAAAATAGAATTTCTTACTCATACCGGCTGGGCTGTTTTATATATTAGACTTCGCTCTTTGTCTGATTTATCAGAAAAACATGCGGATTATGTACAAAGCTATTTATCAGAATTTGATATAAAAAGAACTCCGGGAGAATTTCGCGTTATAAATAAAAACTGCGAAATAGAAGCCGAAGGACGTTTCTATAATCGTCCCTAATCTAATACCCATATTGCGCTACACCTACAGCCAAAATCACAACCCGGATGCGCACGCCGTCCCGTCTTCAAATCGACCACAGGCGGATCATCCACGGAATGAATTGTCCCGTTGAGTTCCTTGTGCCTTTCGCGCACCCTTCCATCGTGCGACGTCGACCAGCGGTATTTTCGCACCCCCGCCGAGGACGCGCGGTTCATCGAGAACTTCGAGAAAAAAAGCGACGTTTCTTGCCGGGCCAAAAAGTTAGCCTTGTTTGCGGATACGTCCCATTCCTTCATAATCATATCGGTCAGGGATTCGTTTGTTTCCGACGTCTGATACCGTTCGACCATCTCGCGGAGGCGCACGACTTGCTCGGGCGTCCAGCTTTTGACGTTCAGCCGCTGAGATTCGGTATAATCTTTGCGAAGTTTCTCTGCCGTCCTGCTATCAAGCGTGGGGCGTATCCCGATGGGCAAGGTCTCGATAACGTCCTGATTCATGCTGAACAGCGGTAAATCCATCGAAAAAGAGAGCGTTTTGATGGTTTCGTCGGCTTTTTTGGCGAGTTCGTCGATTGCCTGATTAACTTGTCGGATTAACTCCGCCCGCTTGTCGTTCGCCATAATCGCCGAGGCCAACACCGAGGCCGGTGGCCGCCCGTACCATTTTTTTGTATGGCGGTCGAATTTAGCGAATGCAGCCAAGTTCATTGAAATACTGGCATTAAAACTGCCTGAGAAAACGCCGTCCTTGTAAATGACGCGACCGGAAGACAGTGCAGATAACAGGGCGTTGCTTGAGGCGTTCAGTTTCGGTGCGCGGGGTATCGCGGCCAAGAGTGGCGCGAAGTACGTTTCGTAGAACACGCGCCGGAGATGGTCGTCGGTGTCGGAGAAATAGGAATCTTTAACCCTTAACATCTTTTTGTTTCATCCACCCGAGCAAACTCATATTCTTTTTGGCCTCTTTCTCCGCCCTATACACCTCTATCCCTCCGCCATCCGGGGCACCTTCCGGCGTCCCCTGTGGTATCGGATTATCCACGAACGCCGAGGCTAATTCCGCAGATATCGCGTCCGCCGCCGCCAATTCGTCGCCAACCTTCTTTCCCGGCACAAGCCCAGCCGAAACAAGCGCGAGCAACCGGGTCGTCATGCTCGCCTTAATCTGTTCCTGATCGAGCGCCGGCGTAACCTTGAGTGGCGGGAACGTGAAGCGGAACGACGGTACATACCCCCACAAGTTCGCGCACGCCAATTCAATGCACTGCCTGATCGCCGGGCGCATTTTCATGCGGATCTCGGATTCAACCATTTCGTTATAGTTGTCCGTGTCCGACTCGCCCGTCGAGAAACCCGACGCGGATATTCCGAAAAGTTTCGTCATGGGCATCCTGAGCGCCGAAGCGACGCCAATCCGGTTCTCGCGCATAACTTCCGCAAGACCGCCGAAAGAAAGTTGTTTCTGCTCGAATTCCTCGTTCTTGTCCAGGATAAGCCCGTTCGTGTAGTTCTTTATTTTGTTGGCTTCTTTGACGCGGTTCGCGATTGACTGCGTTCCGCCGGCCGTCAGGAGCTTTTGGGCGAATCCCTCGATATGGTAAATGTCGAGCTTCGACTCGTCTAGGATTTCAAAAAGTACGTCGCCGGTCTTCAAATAGAGCTGAATATCCCGGATCATGCGCTCAAGCTCGCTCATTCCCCAGCCGCGCAGGATACGGCGGATATACGACGGCGCACGCTTGCCCTGCCCGATGATGACGCGGGATCGGTCGATTTTCTGCCCGTTAAGGTAAAACTCGTCCGAGTTGGTCATGTCGTCATATTCCATGATGGAATTCATTTCCGTACCCGAGACGGATAACTGCCAGCGGTCCACGTCATAGAACTCTATCGGCGAGTTCTTGAGCCGCTTGTAATTGAGCGGCTCCTCGGGGTCTTGGTCGGTATTGATAATGAGCGCCCCGCCTCCGTAGACACGCACCCACGTCCAGAAGTTCTCAAGCGCGGCAAATACGTTATGAGACTCGAACCAGTCAAGTATCTGGTCGATCTCTTCCGGGGCAAGTTCGCCGGACTCGATCTTGATACCCTTCGCTAATGCATCCTGGATGGGAAGTTGCACGGCGGTCTGAAAGAGTCCGTTCCCCGCGTAGAAATACGTCAGGATTATGCGGTTGAGGGTAACGAGTGAATAATTATTGGAAAACCCGATGGTGTTGTAGCCCGAGAGTGCCGAGCCACCGGTTGCCGCCGCCCCCAAGAGGCCGGAAAGATCGGTCAGGGAGTTATTTATCTGCGTTCGCGCGTGTTTTGGTTTGGACATGGTCTCAGTATCCTCCGGTTTGATAAAATTATCAAGTGACGTCATATAACATCGAGGATCGAAACTTCCCCGATCATTTCTGTGGCGACCATGGTTATACAGTCGATGCAATGGTCATCCCCGTCTTGTAGTTTCGGTATCTGATTCCCGTTCTTGTCCCGCGCCCAAGCGTAGGTCGATATTTCGCGAATCAGGTCTGTTGACCCTTCGACGACGTGTATTGTATAACCCTGCAATCGAGTTGCTACGTCTTCTTTGTAATTTGTTTTTTTCTTTACCCCGCGAATTCCGCCGATTCCTTGACGATACAGATCGGAAATTATATCCGGTCGAGCACTATCAGCTATAACCGTTTCATACGGCTCGACGCCCGCCGCGACCAATTCCGCATATAAGGCATCATTGAAAAGGTCTGTTTTGTAAACTAATTGTTTAACCCATATCTCGCGTGTCCCTTCTCGCACCCAAACACGGACGGAAGCCGAGGGGTCGTTGGAGAAACCAAAGTCAAGCCCAACCCCCGTACAATCCACGCCTTCAGGAATCCCCGCGACAACATCCCACCGCGTAAAAACGCATCCTTCCAGCTTCGTGAACTCCCCGAGCGCCCAGAGCTTGTACTTTTCCGGGTTTGTCTCTTTATAGCCTTCGAGCACCTTCCGGGACGCCTCGGGGCAAAATGCATTGTCCTTGTACCACGTGCGGAGAATAAGGGCGTTCGTCTTTTTATCGATGACCGCTGTGGATAATGTGTGCGGAACCTGTAAAAAACGCCGTTGTAGCCAGTGCATAGAGCCGGGGATTTGCGGGACTGGGTTATGAGTTAAGAAAATGCGTGCCGGGTAATTATTCGGCGAGAGTCCGGCATCCACGGAATCAAAGTCGTTTTCGCTGATTTCGTTGGCTTCCTCGAAGTGGATAATCGTCGCTCCCTTGAGGGATTTCAGCTTTTCCGCGTCATCCAGGCCGAAACACCGGATACGCGAGCCATTAGGAAGGCCTATTTCCTTGTCGGTCTTGTTTATCGCGACCTTTATGCCGTTACGCCTGAAAAAGTCCGCGTACTCCGAAAAGACGGAATCCTTGAGCGTCGCGCCGACCTTTCGGATCGCGACCACAAAATGCCCCGGCTCCTGCATGATGGTGAGGCAGATAGCTTGCACCGTGTCAAAAGATTTCGCGCTACGCCGGCCGCCATAGACCTCGAAATAGCGGACGTCATCGCGTAGCCGGTTCTTGTGGAAAAACTGTTGATAAACGGCGTTGATCTGGATTCGGGGCATTATAGCAAATTCACCTGTACCGGTTGCCGGATTTCGGCGGGTGCGAATAATGAGGCTTGCGCGGCGTGGAGCTGGTAACGAGCACAGGCTGCCTTGTAATAATCGGCGTCGAGTTCCATCCACGTCAAATCATATCCTAGATCGTGGCAGGCGATACAAATTGAGCCGGATCCGCCGTGCGTATCGAGAATCTTGTCGCCGGGTTTGGCATAGCGCGAAAGAAGCCATTTGTAGAGGGCGACGGGTTTCTGATTAACGTGTACTGCTTTTTCTCCACGCTCAGAATCTTTAAACGCACCACACCATTGGTGTTGAAATATTCTTGCAGTTCCCGGAATTGAGCAGTAAGCCAATTCGGCGTCGGCAAAATAATTTTCACCTGTTTTTTTATCCCATATTATCGGCTGTGAAAAATCAGGAAGATCGGCGGTAAAATACTGCATTCCCCATATAATTTGGTTTTTTGAAACACGAAAAAGCTCTTTAAAATAAGAACTATCCGGGCGAGTATCCCATTCGGCGCATTTTTCTGATTGTTCATGCTGAATTGTTTTTTTCTTGAATCCGGTTAAATTGCCTTTTTGTATCCCATACGGCGGATCGACAATTGCCAGATTGAACTCTTTATCTTTCATTTTCGCCATTTCGACCATGCAGTCAGCGTGAATCATGTTAATCATGGGAGCCCGTCTTCAAAAACTCTACCACGAACGCCCCGGCATTCTCCGAGCCCGAGACCCGCGCGTCGAACGGCTTGATAATCTGCGCGTACTTTTGGAGCATTTCAAGCGCCTTGTCCCGGTCTGCGAGTTTATAGACGTAGTGCTCCCCGCCGTCCTTGTCCGGCTTCACGTCGATCCCGTCGATGCAGACGGAGAGGCCGAGACGTTTCAGCTCGTCCATATCGTGCTTCAGCGCGCCTTGTGTATCGACGATATCGGCGACGTCATAGAACGCGCGCTTCATCCACGTATCGACCACTCGCTTCTCAAGGGGAATGCGCGCTATCTTCATGGTCTCGGCCAGTTCCGCCGCCATCATCTCTTGGATATTGACGTCTTTCAACAGACGAGACGCGGCAGAAACCGCCGACTTTGCCGAGCAACCGTATACTTTTTCATACACTTTTGATGCGTCTTTGAAAT